AATGTTGTTGGAGTATCTCCTGATTCTGAATCAATTGTTAAAGCAAATAAAGCAGAGTTGCTGTCGTTTGCGTTGATAGAACCAAAAGCACCAGTTAGACAGGAGAATAAATCTTTTTGCTTCTGGTTATTTACATAAGCAGCCATTTTTTGTGCAATAGCAGCCATTGGATCAGGACCACCACCAACTGCTAAAGCAGCTAAGTCTCTGGAACTGAAAGCACGACCTCTATGAAGCACAGCAGCAATCTGGTTGTCTGCAGTAATTTTTGCTGGAGTCAATGAAGTGCTATCAGATAAAACTTCAAAGTCGCCAGATAAGTTTGCCTTGTAAAATGGAATCTTTACAAAGTCACCGCCTCTTTCTGCGGATAGATTTAATTCTGCTAGAGGTTGTACGACCCCACTTTGAAGAAAAGAATCTCTTTGAGTTGTCTCTTCGATCAAATAGGGTGTGAACACCTCTGGGATTATTAAATCACTTCTTAATGTAGCCATTAAAAACTAATAAAATATGTTCACTTCGAGGCACAACCTCTGACGCAGCACAACTACGTTAGTCTTATATTAACCGCTAACTGCATTTTTGAGCATATTATATTTATTAATATCTGTGCGATAAAGTCTCGCTTGCTCAGTTAAGTTAAAGGATTCTCTTGCAAAAGGATTACTTTCTCCTGTAACAACATCAGCCGTCACCTTAGTTGTTGTTGCTCCACCTCCTTGTGGTCTTGGGTTCTTTTGCACCCACTGAGGCATATTTTGTTGAGCCCATTCTTTTACAGATGTTCTGTTATATCCGTCAACAACTACAACCGTTCCATCAGGGTCTCTTGATAATTGCTCCTTATTAAGTCTCGACAACACATATTGTGGGTCGTGAACAACGTCTGCGAGAGCAGTCACAGCAGGGGCTTCGACCTCAAGTTCTCTTTGTCTTTTCTCAAGCTCTTGAATCCTCTGGTTTTTAGCTTCCTCAGCTTGCCTATATTGAGCAGCAAGTTTTTCTGTCGCCTCTTCATATCTACCTTTTGCTTCTAACTCTTCTTGTTCTTTCTTTTGCTTAAAAGCAATCAACGCATTTACATCTACATCTTGAGGCACAGCTTTTGCAGCTTCTTTTGCTTTTTTATAGTCATCTAAAAGTTC